CGCCCGCGTTCACCATGCTGGCCGCCATCGAGCGGACCTCCGGGTGATCGACGGTTTTCAAGCCGCCGCCGCTGGCAGGGGTCAGCGGCGTCGTATCCGTCCCACCGGGCGAATTGGCCGGGGGCAGGCCGGGGGGGCTGTTATCGGGCGGGGGCGTCGGGTCGTTGCCACCCGCGCCAGCGGGGGGCAGCGTCTGCTTGTTGCGGTTCTGCTGGTCGAGTTGGAGCTGTGCCGTCGTATCTGGAACGTCATAGCCGGGTGTTTCGGTCAGATGCTGGTAGCCCTGATTGATCGCCATGTGCGTGGCAATCATTCGGTTTTCCATGTCCGTTTTCATCTGGGCGAAGGCGGCCAACTTCTGCTTAGGGCTGTCGGCGTTCTTAAAGTTCTCCATCTGCTCATGGCGAGCGCTGTCGCTGAGAGTGCCCGCGCCGGTCGGCGAAGCATTCACAACGCGAGCATATTCGGACAGGAACGTCGTGGTGGCGCTATCCATCGCGCGCACGGTGGTATGCCCCGGCACCGGCAAATGGCGCTGGAGAAACTGCACGACTGAGTTGATAGTCGGATATTCCGTCTGCCCTGGCAATTCCATGCTGCGGTCAACAGCTTGCTGCCCGGTAAGCCGGGCGTTAGTCTCGTTGCCGGTGATGGTGCCGAGCTGCGTTTCCAGCGTCTTGAGCTGTGAACTGCCCGCCTTATAATGGGCAATCTGGCGGGCGAGGTCAGGGCCTTTCAGCCCGCTTGCCCCTGCCAGCTTGGCGGCCATGTTGAGGATGGCTTCGCGATCTGCGGCGGCCTGCTTGCCCATGCCAAGCGTCGGCATCTGCCCAGTGGTAAGGTACTGCTGCGCGTTGAAGGTGATCGCATCAGGCGTCAAGGCGCCATCGGCGGCCTTCGGGGTGCCGTCAGTTTCATGCGTGGCGCGATATTCGGCCTGCTTTTGCTGGTATTCGGTCGCCGCCCGAGCATCCGCCGCGTCCTGCCTTTGCTGCTCGCGCACCTTCTCAGGCGACGGCGGCAGCGTCACCACACGCCCGCCGGACGCGGCCTGCACCATACGGACAGCGTTGCCCTGCGCGTCGGTTTCCCAGATATTTCCGGCTTGATCTCGCGCCTGGCCCATTATCGACCCCTTGTTCCATTGCGCCCGAAATATGGCATCTTGCCGTAACCCGGCAGCGTGACGTGAACGTGGTCGCCTTCGTTGAGATAGCGGGCGTTCGGGCCAAAATAGCTTTGAAGCTGTGGCATGGTGGCGCCGACATAATCCGCCGCGTCACCGCTCAAGTGGTGGCTGTTCGGCACACCGCCGACAGCCCTGTTGCCTTCGATCGTCCGCCGCCCGCTGGTCATGTGGCCGGGCGCGTGCATGGGATCAGCGAAACGTCCCCGACGCGGGCTGCGTCGGACCTCCTGAGATAGGAGTGAGTCCGCCGACTGGCGCGGTGGGAGTCGTGCTTGCCCCCCCGCCCAAGGCCGAACCGATGCCACTTTTCGGGCCGATATAAAGCTGCCCGTTAGGCAGCGTCACCACTACGTCAGGCTCTGCCGTCTCATGCTGTATGCGCTGGGTGTAGAGCGCCTGTCCCGCCCGGCTATGAGGATCGACGCCGGACGCGCGAACCATCGCTGTGAAGGCATCGTCAGGCTTGTGCGCGCTTTCATACTGCTGGCGCTGCAGCCAGTCGTCGTTGTTCTGCTGGCGCTGGCGCTGCCATTTGACTTCCTCGTCCTGCGACTGCTGGCGCTGCTGCTGCATCGGCGCAAACACGGCCTGATGCCCGGTGCTTTGGAGCAAGCTGTCCCCGATCAGCCCCGCGAGGTAACGCCCCATCCCGCCGTCTCCGAAGAATCCGGGCTTCTTCTCGATCTGCGGCGTGGGGACTGCTTCAGGCGCAATGCCTCGATAGCCGCCAAGCGGTTGGCTGCCCTGCTGGAGAATGTTCTGTAGAGCGATGCCGAGTGCCATCGTTAGACCCCCTTAAATCCGCCACCGGCCCAACCGGCCAGCCCTGCCCCCGCGATGCCGCCGAGCATCTGGCCCAAGCTGCCGTTCGTCGTGCTGGTGCTGGTGCCGTAGCCTGCGGATGCCTGCCGCACCGCACCATTGGCGGCCTGAACGCCGATCCACGGAAGCTCGGCAGCGTTGTTGAGCAGGCTTTGCGAACCCTGCATGAGGTTGCCAGCCTGCCCGATAGCATCCTGCTGGTAGCCGCGCTCGGTGTTGTATTCGCCCATGCGGACGGCGTTTTCATTGGCCGCGATTTGCTGGGCGAGAATGGCGGCGTGCTGGCCCGAACCAAATCGGCCAGCGGTCCCGAATTGGTCGTTGACCCCGTTGATAACGTCCTGGTTTGTTTTGCCGAGTACCGCGTCCAAATACGGGTTGCTCATCATATTGGCGCCAGACAGGTTCCTGTTCACCAGCCCCTGCGCGCCCATGATGCCCGCCTCTGCGCCCGGCGCGACCCGGCCGTATGTCGCCTGTTGGTCGGCAGCGGCGCTCGCTAGGCCTGGCTGCGATGAATTGAAAACATCGGCCTGCTGCTGTAGATTGTTGAGGATATAGGGTTGCGCCGGCGCCCACGGCGTATTGCTCTGGACGGTCTTAGATTTCATTCGCCCATTCCTTCACTAAATCTTCGCCCATCGGACGCCAGCCAAAGGGCTGCAGAACTCTCCGCCAGCCCTTGCGACCCGTTATTCTGCCATTGGTCGTGCCCGCCTCTTTCGAAGCCGCGATCACTGTTCCAAGGCTGGGGACGAACCCGGAAAGGACCATTCCACCCACCAGCCATATTTCGAGCGTGTCGCCATCGATCCGCGAAACCCCGGCCACGACAGGTTCGTTACCGTCCGTGCCCAGCCAAAGTTGCGCCCGGCCATCAGCAAGCCCCGCCTCGACCTCGGCCCAATCGTTGCCGCCGCGTGTTACAGCCCTGTCCAGTAGGTCCCGGATCGTGCCCCAATCCTCGAAAGGCGGGGGCACAAAGCCGAATCTCACGGGATCACTTCACCCGGACGATAGGACCGCCCGCCGCTGTCATGGTCGCCGTAAACGCCCGGCAGATCCGTTCCGCCGCTCGGTGGCGGGGTTGAGACCGTGCCGCCGCTTTCCGTCTCGGTGTCCGCCGTTGCCGCCGGGGTGAACGCCGCCGCACCGATGTAGCTGGGCAGCAGGAACTTGAGCGGATCGACCGGCGTGCCCTGCGTATCGCCAAGGAAGGCATACAGTTCAGGGTAGGCAATCCGCGCCACTTCGCGCCCATCGCAAAGCAAATGGCTGTCAACGCTGCGCTGGATCGGGAAGAACGCAATCTGCCCGACCCGGTAGTAACCGCCAGCCAACGCCGCGAACCCATCCGACACATCACGCGCAAGGATCGTCACGTTGGGCGTAGCAGGAGGGATATACGGGTCATTCGTGCTTCGGGTGCAGATATAGGCAAAAAGCTCGCTCATCGCCGCCCGCCCGCCTCTAGCGTCGCGTCAACGCCTTGGAGGTACGACCAGTCCGTTCCTGCCGCGATGGTCACGAACGCCCTGACAAAGCGCCCACGGGCACGCACGGGCATTTCCCCGGATGCCTGCAGGGTCGATACGTCCGTGCGGCGCGCCCCGTCCCCAAGCCGCTGGCGTGTGTCGAGCCGAACAGTGATGCCGCTGATCGCGTCTGTCATCGGGCGGATACGCCGCAGCCGTGCGTCCCGGCCCTCGATCATCTCGATCTGTCGGCCTGAAACCCGCGAGGCCATGTTAATCCCGCTGAACGTCCCCAGCACGCCAGTCTGGAACACGTAGAACACCGGGTCGCCCAAGGTAAACCGGCCCGCGTCGAAGCTATCCAGCCCCGTGCCGTCAACGTCATCGTCGGGCGAACCTACCGCCGCGTCCTGTTCCTCAAGCGAAGGCGCGCGCTGCGCCCTGCCCGTGACGATCTCGGCCGCAAATTCGATCACCGACCACTTGTCGAGCAGCCAGTTGTAAAGCCACATGGCCCGGCCCATCGACCAGCAGACCGTGTTGCGCTGGCCATCAACGGCGGTGGAGATCGCGGCGTAATTGACCGCCCCGTAAGCCTTTTCGAACGCCTTATCGACGCGCTCAAAGCCGATCGACTTGATCTGCGCCCCGTCCCACATCTTGAAGCCGTTTTCAGAGTACCAGAACGCCAACTCGCCATGCTGGGCAACCGAATGAACGGTCGCGCAGCCCACGTTCGAACTGATCTTGTCGAAGCGGAACAGCACGTTTCCGCCCACATATGCCATCCGCCGAACCGCGCTGCGCTGCAGGATCAGGCCGACCTCGCCGCCGACGATCCCGGTGATCTCACCGCCATCGGGGAAGTCGTTATAATCGGACTTGCGCTGCGCGTAGGTCCACCATTCGGAATTGTTCTCGCCCGACCACGCCACGCGGTTGACCTGTCCGCCCGCCTGCGTACCGACCACGAAGTTATTGACCACGGCCAGCGCCTGCATCGTCGGAGGCGAACCCCCAAGGCTTGCAACCGCGTCTGTCTCAAGGTTGATCTTGAGCGGGGCCGTCACCGCATTGCTGACAATGGCAATCTCGCCAAACTGCACGAACCGCCAACGGTCATCGTCGCCTAGCGAATAGCCGAACCCAATCTCGACCCAGCCCAGTGCCGTCTGCCGGTAAAGCCCCGCTGACGTGCCCGCGATAAGCACCAGCCTGCCGGACGGGGCGATAAATGCCTGAGCGCCCTTGCACGGCAACGGCAATGCGTCAGCGTGGGGGAGAAACTGGCCTACGGGGCGAAAGCCGATACTGCCGGGGTAAACGTTGACTGCCTCGGCCACGCCCGGTGAGGCGTGATCCGGCAAGTCTGGCATGAAATCCCCAAAGGCCAGCTTCATGGGCGCCTGATCCGTGGCGCGATCGGCCCGGCGCCCCATTTGCGCTTAGCCCCGTCTGCCCGCAGTTCGGTTATGGCCTCGTCCCAAAGGGACTTCCAACCCGCTGCCGCCTCGGTGTTTACGTCCCACGCTTCGGCCTGGAGCAGCACGCCGTAGAAATAGAGGTCCGGCGCACGGTCGAGCAGCCAGTTCGTCGTGTTCACTGCCGTCAGCGCCGGGATAGTGCGCCTGTAGACTAATGTGACGTTGGCTGCGCCAGGGACGTAGTAAATCTTCCCTTCGCGTATCGTGTAGAAGCGCGACGTTCCCGCTGTGGGAAGGACAGAGGCATATTCATCGTTACCCATGGCAGTCAGGCGATTGTCATCCGCCGTGCCAACTGAAACCATCGCGCCAAAGTCGGACGGCAGGTCAGCGCCGTCGCCCATGAGGGGCACCGATACTTCCATGTCAGGGTCGTCGAGCAGCCGATTAAGCCGGGCTTCGACTAGCCTCAGCCAGAGCGGCAGGCGCGTAGCTACATCGTCGCGGTCAAGCGTGTCCGAGACATCATTGAGGAGATCCGTGTAGGTCACTGGACGGTGTGAACCGACTTGAGCGAACGGTACTGCAGGCGGCTATGCTCATGGCAGAACCGCTTGAACTCATCGTCATAATCGTTGCTGTAGAGCAGTTTTTCCCAAGGGATGCCGCGCCCTTCGGCCCATGCCATCGCCGCTACAACAGGAACTTCCGCAACTGGCTTGCCCAGCCCGTCGATTGTCGGCAGGCCGTCGAGGTTGGCAGCAGATACGCGGTCCAATGCCTCTTGCGCATCATCGGTGCGCTTTACGGACACCGTGCCATCGTCGTTGTCGAACCACTGTTCGAGGATGCCGTTGGCATCGAAATGCTGGCCGATCTTGCGGGTCATGGCGGCTCCCCTCAAAAAGGAGGGCGCGGACCCGAAAGCCCGCGCCCCGTTTATCAGGTCAGATCGAACACGGCTGCGAGGCCGGCTTCCTGACGCACTTCAAGGGTGTATTCCGAGAGGACGAAGCCCTTCTCGTTGTCGCCCGTCTTCGCCAGATCCTCGGTGACCATCTTGCGGCCGGTGAGGTAGGACACGGCTACCAGGTCCGGGTCGAGCAGGAAGATTTCCCGATCTGCCGAAGTCTGGCCACCACGCACGAAGCGATCGGTCACGATCTTGACCAGGCCGAAGTCGCCTTCGAAAGCCTGGATCGTGGCCGTCATCTTCTTGTCCTCGACCGCGTAGAACTTGGTCGCCGCACCGCCCATGATGGTGGTGAGGTTCTGCCGCTGGACTGGGCCGCAGAGGATATAGCCGGGCTTGCCGCCCTGCGTCCAAGCTGCCTGCTGGGCGGTCGTGACCATCGCGAGCGTGAGCGCGCGCTGGGTGCCGTCCGTTGCCGCCGCCGACGAGGTTCCATCGGCGCCACCGGCACCGCGAGAGTCGTTGGTGGTGATCCAGCCACACATCGGCCGAAGCTGCGGCGCAGTGGACGAGTTGCCCGTGACCGGAGCCTGGTTCGACAGGAGAACGAACTCCTTATCGCGCTTTAGCTCATCACGCTTAAGGCTCATCTGATAGACGATTTCCTTGTTGCGGCCGGCCTTGTTGACCGCGTCCTGAGTGCCCGACACGATGACTTCCTTGCGGGAAATCTGCGTGCGGTTGCCGACACGGGCGGTCGGCGTAGCAGCGGCAAACGTGACATCGTCACCCTGCAACTGCGCGTTGGCGGCAGCGGCGGCGAGCGCCTGGGTCTGCCATTCATGGAAGGTGCCCGACGCGGTCGAAGTATCGGCCATCGTCTGGAACGGAACGTCCGTGGGCGAAATGTTGGTGATCTTGTCGAGCAGGTCTTCACGGTTGCCAATGGCGGAAAACGTGAGAAGCGTATTGGTTGGGACGGCCATTGCCTTATTCCTCTGAAAGGAGTTGGTTCACGACCCAGTCCGTCTTGCGGTCACGTGATGCTTGCGCAGGGAACCGGGGAGGGTTTGCGCGCGAGCCAGTGCCGTCCGTGGTCAGCGACCTAACCGCTGATTTCTGGACGATCTTCTTTGCAGGGAGCGACTGCTGGGCGGCCTTGTGGGCACGCCATTGCCGCGCGTCGTTCGCCAACATCAGGACACGGTGGTCCAGCGCGTCAGCGATCTCGGCGTTGTCGAAGCCTTCGTTCCGCAGGTATCCAATCGCGTCAGTGGCGAAGCTCTGGAACTTGGCCGGATCGGCAAGCTCAGGCATCGTTTCAACGATCTTGTCGGCGGCGGTATCGAACCGTGTGGCCCGTTCCGCTTCGGCCCGCTGGGCCTGTGCCTGCTGCGTTTGCCCTTGAAGCGTCTCGACCTGTTGCCGCATCTGCTGGATGGCAGTCAGCCGCTGTTGAACGGCATCCTGGGCCTGCACATAGGCGGCGGGGTCGGCTTGCTTGAGGGCGTCCCAGTTGATCGTCCGCGCTTCCGCTAGGACGGGGTCGAACTGGGCGAAAAGGCTTGTCGCCTGCTCTAATTGGCTCGCGTAAGTGGCCTTGAGTTCTGCATCGAGGTTGCCCCGTTGGGCTTCCAAAGTGCGCCGTTCTTCGGCCACCGCCGCCGTTTTCGCCTTGTAATCCTCGGTTCGGCTGTAGCCATTCAGAAGCTCGGACTGCTTTACCTGCAGTTCCTGACCGTTTACCTTGACGGTGAAAGTCGGCTCATCGTGGGTTGCGTCTTCCTCGGTTACGCCGGCATCATCGGCGGTTTCGGTCGCATCGTCCTCGGTCGCGGGTTCCTCTTGCGAGGGGTCGCCAGTTCCTTCGGCTTCGTTGACCAGTTCCTGCGTGACGCTGTCCACGCCATCAGGGGCAGTCTCCCCACCTGTGCCAAGTTCGGAAGCAAGCTGGTCGGCAATGCTTTCGGCAGACGCAGGCGCGTCAACGGGTCCCGTTACCGGGGTCGCCGTATCTGTCATCGGGGTTTTCCTTGATTATGCGCCGGAGCGCGGGAAGTCAGCGCAGCGGCGCTTGTGTCCTGGCCGCTGCGATCCGCCCATCATCCACCATGCCCTGCAGGCACGAAGTGATCCGGTCGGTGATCTTGACTGTCAGCCACGCAATCTCGCGGGCCTCGGTATCTCTGGCCGCCGTGGCCTGCCATGCCGCGATTGCCTCGTCCTTTATCAGACCCAGCGCCTCTTGCAGCAGGGGGTCATCAAGAAGGCGCTTGGCGTTGGCAGCGCGGGCGTCGGTCATGGCTTAGGCTTGATTTCAACCGGCAAGGACGGCCGGGGTATCGCCACATTCGACGGACGCCGCCACGGCTTGTGGCCGGGAGGCCGAGCTGGAATAATCATAATGCCATCCCCGAATTGATAGGCACGACCGACCGGGCGCTTTCGCCCATCTGTTTCACATGCTCCAAGGCCACCGCGCCGTGCTGGCGCATGTCCTCCTTTTGCAGGTCCGTTTGGGCCTTCAACTGGGCATCCGGCGAAGGGCCGGGCGGCTGCTGGGGCTGTTGCTGCTGTTCGGCCTGCGCGGGGTCGGTGTAATAACGGTTGTTCTTGATCCCCATCGCCTGCACGTAGTCCTTGAGCTTCTCATAGACGTTTTCGGCGGTGATGAGCGGGCCGTTAAGCCCCTGCTGGAACTGGATGATCTGGGCGTCGATCTGCATCAACTGCGTCAGGTGCGCGACCTGCTGGTCCTTGTTGTTCGTGCCCAGCCCCACGCTGACGGTCGTGTCGTATTGCGTCGGCCACGGCACGAACGGCGCGCTGGTAAGCCGCACCACTTCCTCGGGCGTGGAATGCACCGCGACCAAGGCAAGTATCTTCTCGAAGATGTCCTTGAGGAACTCGCCAAACTGCCGCGCGACCAGTTCCTGCCGCTGCTGGCTGTTGCCGCTGATGATATTCATGCCGGTCGCCGTCTTGTTCAGCGAATTGGCGTCCATACCCTGATTGTAGCGCGTTACGCCCGTCCGGGCCTCGCGGACCCCGTCAAGATATTCGATGGCCTGGAAGCCTGCTGCGAACGCGACCTCGCCGCCCGTTGCGATTGAGTTGATTGCGCCCTTCTGCTTGACCCGGACGATACCACCGACTGCTGGCTGCAGCAGGTCGTCGATGTTGACCTGCCCCTCTACCACTTCACGCTGCGGGCGGTTAGCCAGATACATCGCGTTATTGATTTCGCGCTGGATCGCAGTCTTGTTCATCTGCACGTCGCGCGTGAGGTCGTGCATCGACATCCCGGTCAGCTTGTGCGGGATCGGAATCGGTGTCCAATGCGAGTAAGGATGGTCATCGCAGGCCTCATCCGACAGCAGGACATTGTTCGCGCCGCCGACCATAACCTTGCGCCAGCTTAGAACGCCGGTGCCATCATAATCGCAGCGGATATAGCACTCATCGACCCACACAGGCCGGGCAAGGTCGTCATTTGCCCATTCGCCGCCGTCCGGGCGGAAGTTTTCCTCATCCTCAAACCGCGCGTCTGATTCGTCGGTGCTTTCCGGGCGACCCACGGTCAGTTTCGCAGCCTTCGCTGGGTCGATTCCCTGCGCGATCAGATCCCCGACCCGGATTTCCTTGCGGTGCCCGAAGAAACTGCCCGCTTCCATGGAAGCCAGGCGTTCCTCACGCAGGAACTCGTCGGGCGCGATGATATAAACGCGGTATTTGCCCGTCTTCTTTGGCGCCAGCGTGAAACTGTGCATCCCCGTTTCTGGGTCCTGGGAAACATCACCGGCGATGCGGCTTTGGTCGGTGGCTTCGAGCTCCTCAGCCGTCACCCCCTCAAATGCCTCGGGCGGGCCAGCTTCGCATTCTTCCCACACCGTCTTTGCGATGCCGTCACGTAGCAGCAGCCCGTCCTTGAGCGCGGTCTGCGCCACTGCCAGCACGTTGTTATCGCGCCGGAACACATGGTTGATGTAAGCCGTCGATTGTTTGGTGGATTCTTCATCCGATTGCTCGACTGGGTCGAAGCTCACCACCTCCTCGCCGGCCACGAACGGGCGCAGCAGGGGCGGCATCATGCTTTCGATGGCTTCCATCGTATCGCGACTGACAACCGTGGAAAGCCCCGATCCGCTGTCGCCATACAGCGCCAGGTTCTTGCCCCGGTAGAAGTCCATTGCCTCACGCCGGTCCTTGGCGGGCTTGCCGTCCTTGAACTGGACGCACGCATCGCGGCGCTTCTTGACCGCCGCCAAGATGTCGAAGGGCTTACTCATCCGCTTCGACCCACGAACGAACCACGGCGCCCGCAGCATCCACCTCGATGCACGCAACCACACGGCGAGTGCCCGTTATGGCCAGTGGCAGGCGGATGATGCGAAGCGCCGTGGTCATTTCATGCAGCCACCGGCTGAGCGTTCGGGTCGAGGCTTTCGATCTCGACCATCTTCTCGCCGGGTGCCGCAGTCAGCCTTGCCCGACCGGGCTCCACCTTCTGCGGCGCAGGCTCGACATGCCCCACCCTGCCGCCGGGATACTCGACAAGCGCCTTGGTCGCCGCTTCATCGCCCGTTGAGGCCATGACATCGGTGAACACAAGACGCCCGGCGCCCGAAGACACGGTGACGCGATAAAGCTGCGGATCGCCAGGATTGGCCATGTTACTTGCCCAGTTCCTTGATGTCGGCCTTGCCCAGTTCCTCGGTCGCCTTGCGGTTGGCCTCGGTTCCCAGCGGATCGACGCCGCCCAGCGGGTTCTCGGCGTTGTGGATCATGATCGAGGCGTCACGCTCGCCGCCTAGGCTGTTCGGATCGGGATCGCTGGCCGGGGTAACGCCGCGAATGCTGGCGCCCTTGTAGCCGTGATCTGCCAAGACCTTCTGCGCGGCTTCATCACCGGACTCGGCGGTCACATACTTGACCTGCACGCCGTTCTCGTCGTCGTGGACCTGGACGCTGTATTCGATCGCGCCCTTGTCGTTGCTGGCATTGGTGCCGCGCCGACCTTCGAAGTCATGCTCACCGCCGGCACTGGCGCCAGTGGCCGAACCGACGCCGGTTTCAAGGCTCGATGCCGGGCCTGTTGAGCCCGCCTTCTTGCCCGTATCCTTGGCAGCCGCCTTCGGCTGCTTGGTAGCAGTTGCCATTTCCATTACTCCTTAAAAGACCCCCCGGTCAGACTACACTCAGTTTCCGCGTGATCGGTTTCGACCAGCTTTCACCGTCGCTCGGCTTTCCGATTGCAAACGTGCGGAAAGCATCCGCCGGGTCGCTCGCCCAATCATGCAGCGGCGTGTCCCGGTATGCTTTCAGCTTTTCATCCCAGATGCGGCGATAGGCCCGCAGCGCATCCAGGCCCTTTGCGCACTTGTCCTTGTCGAACCGGCACAACGGGAGGATTTGTCGGACCTCGTTGATGTCGTTGGCGACCGACTTGGTGCGGGGCACAACCCGGACTTTCCAACCCGGCGCCATCGCCTTGATCGTCGCCTCGATGCTGCCAAGCTGGACGCCTAGCGTTTCGTTCTCGGCATCGTGCGGGAGCAGGTGCTCGCCGTAGTTATAGCCCTTTTCCTTGAGCGCGATGACGTAGTGGTCAATCCCGACGCTGGTGTTGGCGTAGTAATCTACCACGTCCCAACCAGACCCATTGGCTTGAACGAACCAGATTGCCGTGGCATCGTTGCGGCCCAGATCCCAAGCTGTGTGAACTTGCTTCGATGGATCGTAAGGAACGAACCCGATCCGCCCGTTAGCCTCCGCCGTGTCGATCAGCTTGGCGTAGTAAGCCCCAGGCAAACCTGCGCTAAAGCTGGTCATGTATTCCTGCTGGAAGATAGCCTCGCCGTCTTCTTCGCCGCGCTCATCGATCAGCTCGGCTTTTTCATTCGCCAGGGCTGCCGCGTCGAATACCTGCGTCTCAGTGGCTACCAACCTTTCAGCGAACCAGCCATCGCTAGAGCGCGCCATCTCGAACATGCGGTGCGCGTGATTGCGTCCGCGCGGCGTCGTGATGAAAAGCGCCCAGCCATTGTTCTCAAGCAAGATCGGCCGGATCAGCGACCATGCCTGCGGATTGCTCAAGGCCCATTCCGAGAATACCACGCCCACCGGTGGCGTGCCAACAAGCGCGTCGTAATTGTCCGAACCGATGACCTGCCATGTCGAGCCGGACTTAAACCGGATCATCATGTCTTGTTCGCGGGTTGTCTCTCTAAGGGCCTGCGGGAATGCATTGTCGATGCGGCGCTGCGACGTATGCGGGTCGATCGCGTCCCAGATCGCCTTACGCGCCTGGTTCTGCTGTGGGAGCAAATGCCAGTACGTCCCGACCCGCTGCATCATCTGCGTGGCGGTGAAGTGCAGCGCCACATCGTCCTTGCCATGACGACGCGGCCAAATCGCTATTGCGCGCTTGCCACCGCCCTCAAGGTATTTCCACAGTGGCAGTTGGTATTTGCGGGGCTCCCACTGGTGCGGGAGGATGATCTCATTCGCCAAACTTGCGAACGACAACCGTTAGCGGGCCGTCGCCCTCCCCTACGACCTGCATCGGAAGGACTTTGCCCAGCAGCGGAATGAACGATTGCGGGTTGGCCGTGGCCTGTGTGGTCAGGTAGCCTACCAGTCCGTCCTTGCCACCAGCCTTGGTAGCGGCAGCCAGAATGGCATCCTTTAGCAGCGCGGTGGTTTTGTTTGGAACGCCTTTCACGCGGCCCTTGCCAGCGTTTGTCAGGTTCGCTGGCTTACCGGGGCCAGCCACTAGACCGCCTCCACTCTGCAAGCGACCATCGGTTCCGACATACGCTCCCTAGTGCCGATCATGGCACCGAGATTCAGCTTAGCCAGCAACGCGGCCAGTGTGGCGGCGTCTGCCAACCAAAGGCGCAAAACCAAAGCAGAGCCCTTTTCGCACTCTAGCCAGATACGCTCGTTCATAGGTTATCTCCGCAGGTCCGTTGCCGGGTCGCCGCTAATTTCTCCCGTCAACGCTCAGTGCCATGCGCGCGGTTAAAGGCTCATGGCCTGATGGTGCTTGCGCTGGGGTAAGGTGACGGGAAGGCCGAGAGGAAGTCACACGCGGCCTAAAACGAAACGGGCCACCCGTCATGGGCAGCCCTGTAGGACGCAATTCGCGATCCTGACGTTTCGATTGCACGTTTACCGCCTGATTGCAAGCCCCTATCTCACAATTCTGCCGGATGCGAATTTCAATTCCAGCAACGCCATTTCAGTCGAACGTTTTTCAGCCACCGGCACCATCGCCACGAACTTGCCCTTGCCATCGAGGCGTTCGCGTCCGCCGTGCTGGCTGATGCACCATTGCTGGATCGTCATGTCGTCCACGCAGATGGCGCGGGCGATGCCGAGCAGGCTGCCAAGGTCGCGCTCGATACGGGATGTTTCGAGAATGGCGGACGTGGCGATCAAGGCGGCCGGGATGAAGCCGCCCATGCAGGAGCCCCCTCCCCCACCCATGATCTTTTCCGGCGCCAGTGTTCCCTGTTCGCCTATGTCGTCCTCAGCGCGGCTTGCCTGATCCCGGTAATACGAGAGGGCGATGTGCTGGGCGTGGGTCAGCTTGCCGGCTGCCAACAGGGTATCGATCACGGGCACGCGGCGATAGGACAAGCCGGTGCGTTGGAACGGGGCTCGGAACATCTGCTCATCGGTCGGGCCGACGATCGACAGGACGGGAGCCTTCTTGCGCTTGTTTGCCCGCTTGCTCACTTCCCGATCCTCCACCTGTATTCAGCCTGGGCGTGTTCACGGGGAACACCGTTTGCAATTGCGTCCTTGGCTATGGCTGCCAGCTTGGCCGGGTCGCTTCCGGCATTAGCCATCTGTCCAATCATGTTGGCTAAGGGCTTGCCTATGCTCATGCGGCGTCGTGGCTGATCTGCCTGACAGGCGCTGCAAGTTGCGGTGCGGTCGGGCGCGGGGCGAAAAACTCCGGCTTGTTCAGGAACGGGTGCGCCCAATCGAAGCGACTGGCCGGGCGCGTCAGTTCAAGGCACTCCTTCACCGATGGGAAGAACGTGCAGCTTTCCTTGAGCTGGCGGGTCAGCGCCTCGAAGCCTTCGTTCGACAGGTGCTTGAGCGAATCGTAATACTCGGCAATCAGCCACTTTTCGGCTTGAACGTCGCCACCGTCCTTGCGGCGAAACAGGATTTCCCAGCGGCGGAACGCCTCAAGAAACTTGCGTTTGTGGGCCTCCGAGGAAGTCGAGTCCTTCGTCGATAGCCCTTGCGAGCGCGCTTCGGCCAGAACGCTGGCTATTGCCGCCCCCGCCGTTACCGTTTGTCCGTCCATTTGCCGTGCCCTTCATTTCGTCCGTTTCAAAAACCGTGGTCCAGCCCCGCTCCGCAGCGGCGGCGACGATGGGGCCAGGTGGCCAGCCATCCCGCGCCCAGCCTTCCAGTTTGTTTGTGATTTGCCGGTGCGCCCCCGCCGACAGCGCAGCGCGCTTGGCCTTGCGGTTTGCCTTCAAGGCGTCCCAATCGGTCGGATCGATGCCGTCAGGGCAAGGAAACGGGTCGGCCTTACGCGCGGGCGGGTTAACCCTATCCGGGGGGGTAT